GCGATCAATGCCAAACGTGTTTACCGGATCATGCGCCAGAATGCGCTGTTGCTTGAGCGAAAACCTGCTGTACCGCCATCGAAACGGGCACATACAGGCAGAGTGGCTGTGAAAGAAAGTAATCAGCGATGGTGCTCTGACGGGTTCGAGTTCCGCTGTGATAACGGAGAAAAACTGCGAGTCACGTTCGCGCTGGACTGCTGTGACCGTGAGGCACTGCACTGGGCGGTCACTACGGGCGGCTTCAACAGTGAAACAGTACAGGACGTCATGCTGGGAGCGGTGGAACGCCGCTTCGGCAACGAGCTTCCGGCGTCTCCAGTAGAGTGGCTGACGGATAATGGTTCATGCTACCAGGCTAATGAAACACGGCAGTTTGCCCGGATGTTGGGGCTTGAACCGAAGAGCACGGCGGTGCGGAGTCCGGAGAGTAACGGCATAGCAGAGAGCTTCGTGAAAACGATAAAGCGTGACTACATCAGTGTCATGCCCAAACCAGACGGGTTAACGGCAGCAAAGAACCTTGCAGAGGCGTTCGAGCATTATAACGAATGGCATCCGCATAGTGCACTGGGTTATCGCTCGCCACGGGAATATCTACGGCAGCAAGCCAGTAATGGGTTAAGTGATAACAGGTGTCTGGAAATATAGGGGCAAATCCACTGAGGTTAATGGCATAACAAAACTCCCTATTTTAATTTGAACTCCAGACTTAAATAGCTGTAACAAACATCTGCCTTATATGGCAACACAAAAACCGGAGCCGGACTCCGTTTTTTGTGTGTCGGGCTGTTCATTCTATCCTTTCAACATTCAGCCTGATTGGCATTTATAGGTTATAACGTCGGTATTATCGGCCACTCAATATCCAGTGCAGTTGATGTATCAACACGGTTCAGTAACACCCGATACTTTTCAGTATGCCAAAGGGATGATCACCCGTGAGATAGCCGCCGCGTTCATGCTCATGCTAAAACATGGGGCACACAGAAAGTGATGGTATTAGATCTATATGGCATTTCATCATCAAATGCTGTTGACGGACTTACAGTCCGTGACTTACTACACAAATATTTAAATGACCAAATGCCGGAGGTAAAGCAGACCGTACTAAAAGATATGTGCTAGAACTGCTTATGGATAGTGACATCTCCGCGATCAAACTATCTGAACTGACAGAAAATGACGTAATTGAACATTGCAGGCTGAGAAACAACGCTGGTGCAGGTCCAGCAACAGTCAGTCACGATGTTAGTTATCTTGGCAGTGTTCTGGATGCAGCCAAACCTATATACGGAATTAATTACACATCAAACCCGGCGAAAAGTGCTCGTCCATATCTACTTAAACTTGCTTTGATTGGTAAATCAAACCGTCGTAATCGTAGACCAGCAGTTGATGAACTTGACATGCTCATTGAAGCCCTTCAACAACGATCTACTCATAAATGTTCAAAAATTCCGTTCGTTGATATCCTCAAAAGTTCAGCCTAGGCTATGCTGAACCGGTTTTCCTGAATCATTTTACCGTATGGTTAAATTTTAACGTCATAATACTTATTATTATGTTTACAAATAATTGCAGTTTTAACAAAAGCTAACTACATAGTGATTTTATTATCTCAATGTTTTTTTCAATATTATCGGTGTCATACTCAAACAACTGGAAACTAAAATTGTCATGCTTTTGATATTGAATATTTTCCTTTCGTAACATTTTAACATTTCCATCAATATCAAATAACGTTGCAATCTGCTCCAAATCTGTCTTATTTTGAGACATGCAGGAGAAGTAATTACAAATATCATCCAGCAAAATCGGAGTCAATGCTTTATGCGTCATCCAGTCCTCAAATCTTAACTTTCTGGTGACGCCCTCTCCTAAATCTGACTGATACAAGAATGCAGGACGACAAGAGTTTTCTCCTTTGGGAATATCGACAATGTAAGCATGACCAAGCGCACCATCATTAACACGTAATACAAAGCTCTTACATTCAGGCATACAGGACAGGCGCTCCTGAAGCTGCTCGAGCGATAGTGTCTGTTCATTTTCAAAGCAGTAACTGAAGCCATCCTTGTCCAGAAATAGTTTCATAATAGCATTAGCGGTAACTCCGCAGGAGGGTTCCACAATGCCTTTCTCTCGCCCTATAATAACCTCAACCTCCTCAATCGACATCCCCCAGTCTGTTGCCATCTGTTTGATGTTAGAGTCGATATTTTGCATTATTGCAGCAGGATTTTTCTGATGTATAGGTACTTCGTGGTCATCACTATTTAGCAATACATTAGCTTTGAGGTTCTGTGAGCACAGGGAAGCAAAATCTCTTACATGTAAGGCTGAAGTGTGTTGCATGGGAGATAATACAGCTTCAGTATTTACAGATATGGCCCCTGTCAGACAGGACGCGGACGTCGGGGGGGAAGGGTAATGTCTTTCATATCTCATTCATTCACTCTATATTTATCTATAAATACAGGCGAGGTGCAAAAAGAACTTCTGGCATGGGCATTATGTCATGTCTGAAATTTTTCTGGTGCCTGTATGCCATTCGCCAGTCTCTCAGCGGCATTGTCCATTTCTGTGACGCGGCCTGGATTGCCAGCCACACCACTTTTTACCAACTCCATCCATGCAACAAATCCACTACACTGGATAAAATTACTAAATTTTACTTAATACCACACTAATAAGATCTTGCTTTCCTCCATGATAAGATTGCATTATTTGATTTTCACTCCATGAACGTTCAGAAATATTATAAGATGATATATCTATTGGATTAAATTCATTTCTCGTGCGATCATATAAGACATTTGTCTCTGTTGTATCGATAAAAAGAATTCCTTTTTGCTCAAGCCTGTCAAACATATCATAAATGGCATGCTCAGCCTGTGCCGGCAAGGACGAAATATTTAAAAGCGATTCTCCATTTATTTTATCCATTCTAATACCAATAATATCGCCATTATCGCCATATATTTTTTCTGCACTCCCGGCACCATAATATTGGTTGAAGCAACGAACTTCGTTTGTTACCTCTTCATTGCTTTGAGATGTAGTAAACATCTTCAGGACTTTTGTTGCATCCTCAGCATCTTCATATACTACAGCGTTACCCCCTTTGCCAATAACATTACCAGGCACAGGCAAGCTGTTATAGTCCACACTCGGTAACTCTGGCGGTGCATAATCAACAGGAGGTAAATCAGGTCTATTCGAATGAACAGCACCTCTTTCCATAGCCCTATTCACTGGCGATGAATTCAGCATCACCTCAATTTTCCTGCTAATCTCTCCCTTAGGCCATCCCAGCCTGTGCAACAGATTAGTAAAGCAACCACTATGACTTTCTCTTGTAACGCAAAACTTATTATCAGTGACAACAACACGATATGTTCTGTTGCCCACCTTTACTTGCGCCCCATTATCCGAGCTAGCAGCTGCATCCCTTACAGAGGATAAAATACGACTGTCAGGAGAAGTCAGGTTTCTGGTTAAAGAATTCCATGAACACCCCAAATTTACAGAAGATGGTGATAGCATACATTTCAACCTTCAAAATGAATCAATCTTTACTTTCTTAACAAACATCACCATGACATGACAACAAAAACCGGAGCCGGACTCCGGTTTTGTGAAGCTGTCGGGTTACTTCATCCCGCCAATATTTTCCCACGTCCCGTCAGCACGCAGGATTTGCAGCGGTCTTACCACACACTGTATCAGCTTTTTATCTGTATCCAGTATCACCACCTGTGTGATTACCCTGTCCTGCTCCGGAATAATGCCATTCTCATCTGACTCCAGGATGTCTGCCGGCCCCAGTCGCAGTTGTGCTGTAAGCGACTGCACGTGTTCACGGCCATCATGCTTTCCGCAACCACACAGACGCTGCATAAGTTTTTTTAGTATATTCATGTCATTCTCCTGTTCTGCCTGTATCACTGCCCACTTCATCCAGCCCCTTGACATCCTGCCACGGCCCGTCACCAAACCTGACCTGCAAATGCTGAAAAAAACCCTGAACCCGTGTGGCATCTTTGGGGTCAAGAAAGGTCAGTCCGGTGATGAGTGCGCCATCTGTATCCGGGAACCAGCCATTGCTGTTTGTCTCAATAATGTTTCCCGGCCCCAGACGGAACCGTATTTGTGTCTCCCCCGGGTCGCCCTTCGGTCCCTGAGGTCCGGTTGCCCCCACCGGGCCAGCCGCACCTGTTTCTCCTTTCGGTCCCTGTGGGCCTGCCGGGCCTGCCGCACCGGTATCTCGCTTTGGACCCTGTGGACCTGCATTTCCCGTCAGACCGGTCTCTCCCCGCTCTCCCTTATCACCCTTCGGCCCCTGAGGACCCGCGGGCCCCCGGTTCTCCCTTTGGTCCGGGTGGCCCCACCACGGTGGGGATTCGGTTTACGGCCTCTTCCGCCGCTATCCTGCTTTGTTCCGCTGACTGTGCGCTTTCTGCTGACTCCCGGGCTTTTTCTGCTGCGGTCGTTGCATCCCTGGCTGCATTACCGGCTGCACTTTCTGCCGTCTTTCTTGACAATTCAGCTTCTGCTGCACTTTGTGATGACTCACTGGCTTTTTGAGCGGCCGCAGAGGCCGAGGACGAGGACGCCTCCTCTGACTGCTTTGCAGCGGCTGCACTTTCTGCCGCCTGCCGGGCTGACTCCGATGCATCCCCTGCTGAAGTGTCAGCATTTGCAGCGTTCTCTTCTGCCTGACTGGCTGATATGCCGGCATTCCTCGCTGATGTCTCCGCCTCTCCGGCATTCTTCTTCGCCTCCCCGGCGTGACGCGCTGCTTCTTCCACCATCAGTTCAAAACGACGCAGTGCCTCCGGCCGGGCATCATCCTCCGACATGGCACCGAGAAAATCATTCAGCGTCCCCGGTTGAGAATCTTCATACACGGTGATGGTCCCGGCATGTGACGGCGGGAATCCTTCCACCAACAGAATGACGCTGTACTGACCGTACTCAACGTCCATGCTGTAACGACCGGCTTCATCCGGATTTTCAGAGGCCACCGTGTTCACCACCACCGTGCTGCTGGTCCGTCTGGCTTTCAGTTGAATGGTGCAGTTCTCTACCGGTTTTCCTGTGCCGTCTTTCAGTACACCTGAAATCTTTACTGCCATATTCACCCCACAAAAAAGCCCGCCTGAACCGGCGGGCTGTCATAACACTGTGTTACCTGGCTAATCAGAACTTATAACCGACACCCACGATGAAACCGTCAGTGCGCCAGTCGCCACTGCCGGAGCCTTCATAAGCAATATCAATGGCCACGGATTCGGTCGGGTTAAACTGCACGCCAGCTCCCCACGCCAGAGACGTGTTGCTGTGGCGACCGTCATCACTTCCGGTCAGCACATCATGCGTTTTCCCCTTGTTGTCGGTCACCTGCAGATAATCTCCGGAGAAAGTCGACACACGGCTGTAAGACACACCAGCCATCGCATACGCGCTGAACAATTCATTCACGCGCACAGACGGCCCCGCCATCACGCTGAACCAGCGGTTACGCACGGAATCTTCATGCCAGCGGGTATCGCTGTAACGGGTCAGCTGGCGATTCTTGTCTCCTGCATAGCTGAATGACGTCACCATTCCCAGAGTGTCCGTAAACTCATAACGGTATTTCACGTTAATCCCGTTCAGTTCATCGCTGCCAGGAACGTTCGTCGAGACATGAAGATACCCCGCGCTCAGCGTGGACTGATGTTCAGACGCCCATGCAGGCGCACCGGATACGGCCAGACAAATGGCTGCGGACAAAATGGCGGCATAAAGTTTACGCATAATTACCTCTCGCTTTTCTGCAATAAAAAAGGCGCCATTTCTGGCGCCCGTATATGGGTTATAAAATTCAGCTGATACTGATGCCTGCGGTGGCTTTCTTCATCACCACAACCAGCAAATCGCTGATACTTGCTGTGGGATACCAGTTATTCACCAGCCATGCTGATACCGAAAACTCCAGCGTCATGTGACCGTGACCGGCAGGCATATCAATAACGCCACTGTAAATCAGCGTATTATCCAGCGCGGTACGGTTATAAATTTCAGCACCGTTTTTCCGCACTATCAGACGGCATGAGGAGTAAATATCAGTATGCTCTCTCTCATGCTTAGCGCCACTGAATGCCACCGCCGGAATAACAATCTGCCGGTCAAACGGCTGATCGTCATAAACCCTGACGGTAATGGTCCCTGATGGCCACCGCTCCGGTGCCCGGGAGTCCCGCGGAAAAGCCTTACCCACTGTTTTGACTATATCGCCTTCAATCTGGTTGGCTGACAGTTTCCCCTTAATCTGACAGTTCTCATTAATTGTGACATTGTTGAGCGTCCCGGCGTTCGCATTCACACTGCCACTGATATCTGCATTTTTAGCGGTCAGCTTTCCGTCCGGTGTCAGGGAAAATGCCGGAGGATTACCGCCGCTGGTAATGGTGGGAGCCGTCAGGCGTTTCAGGAACACGTCGTTCATGAATATCTGATCGCCCTGACCAACAAACATCGGCTTTGTGTTGCCATTCGCAGGATTAATCATCGCAATCCTGTCTGCCGCCAGCAGCACCTGACTCTGCATTCCTGCTGGCGTATTCTCAATACCGGCACCGATACCCGCAATATAAAGGCGTCCGTCCTTCATCTGTTGCAGCTTCACAGCCCACATGCTGTTCAGATTATTATTTGTATCAACCTGAACCTTCTGTATCTGCTGGATCGCTGCACTCTGGTCTTCCAGTTTCTTATTGACGGTCTGCGTGATTTCATTACTGACATCCGTGATGGACGTTCTGATTTCCGCCAGGTCAGGCGCAAGCTGACCGTTATCAATCTGAGTCCACAACTCCTGAGCCAGATGGGTTTTCCCTATCTCTCCTTTGAAAAAATCCAGATAGCCGGATGCATCATCACTCGGCTGGCCAACAGCCTCCACAAATGCCGATTTGCCAACGGTGTTCACACTGCGGATATAAAAGTAATAATCATGGCCCGGTTTGATATTGATACTGGCGGCTATCCAGTACAGCCCCGTGCCAAGGTAGCGGGCTGTGGTTTCAACCTGCCTGATATCGGTAATCCGCGTTTCCGAAAACCAGAACTCAAACTGTACCGTCGGGTCATACACCGCAAGACGCGGGACCGCTGTTATCTGAAAATAGCCCGGTGTCAGCTCAATCTGTGACGGCGCTGCCGGTGCGGCAATCCGGAACGATACCGACGCCGGATCGCCCTGCTGCCCCCACGCATTTACCGCCCGGACTGTCAGCCTGTAGTTCCCCGGCGCCAGTTGCGTGAAGCGGTATGTGGTTTCCGTCGTCCGGGCCGTGCTGACCAGCCGCTCACTGCCGTCATCCGCGACCACGGTCAGGCGAAGCAGGAAGCTCACGCCCTTCACCACCCGCGGCGTGTCCCATTTCGCCTGCGCCAGATACTGGCCGTCAGCTGCGCTCACCTCCACCGTCAGGTGCTGCACTGCCGGTGGAATAACGCTGTTCAGGGTGCCTGACTGCGGCTCAAAGCTGGCCCCGTTATCCACGATGGCTTCTTTTTCCGGTACGTGCTGCACCGCCGTGATGGCAAAGGTGCCGTCCGTGTTTTCCCGGATGGAGACACAGCGGAACAGGCGACGACGCAGTGACGGCAGGGAGAGTCCCCATACACCGTATGTCTCCACACCATCAGGCAGGGTGCTGACCTGTATCCGGTCCGGCGCGGGGTGTGCAGTGATGGCCACGCTCACCGGCTTACCGCTGCCGTTAATCAGGTTCACCGTGGCGGCACCTGTCTCCGGCAGTCGTCACCTCACGGTCCAGTGTCAGGGTGCGGCTGGCGGCATCGATGGACAGGATACGTCCGCCGGTCATGGTCCCGGCATAGTCGTTATCACAGATTTCAATAATGTCACCGGGTGTGTGACGCAGCCCCTGTGACCCGAGCGTGAAATCCACCGTCTGCGTTTCCAGCAGTCCGGTCTTTATCACCCACAGCCCGGCACGGTGGGCCTGACCGCGACTGGTGCAACCGAACGCATCCATCTTCAGCAGGTTGCGCCCGTAGCGCAGTATGGCTTCCGGGTCTTCCACCAGTTCCGTGGAGGTCTGCCAGCCGTTCTGCGGGTCGGTGTAATTCACCTCCACCGCCGTGTGGCGGTCCTTCAGGGCGCTGAAGCTGTAGCGAAACCCCACGCCGTTATCATCCACCACCACATCGCTGCTGGTGTACGGCCACACCACATCCGACGGGCGGTCCTGAACGAACGTCAGCGTCTGGCCGTTCCATACCGGCATACAGCGCATCGCCGAGCAGAAATCACTGAGAACGTCCCACGCCTTACGCTGTTGTGACAGGTACGCATTAAAGGTCATCCGCGGCTCTGTGCCCCCGAAACCATCCGGGACCGTCTGGTCGCAGTACTGCGCAATGGCATACAGCGCCCATTTGTCCACGTCTGCCGCCCCCAGACGTTTTCCCATGCCGTAGCGCGGGTGAGTCAGCATGTCCCACAGGCACCAGGCCGGGTTGTTGCTGTATGCCGGTTTCAGGCTGCCGTCCCAGATGCCGCTGTACGTGCGTTTTTCCGGGTCATAGTTTGACGGTACCTGGATGATGCGACCGCGGATATGGTAGTTCACCGTCATCTGCTGACCGCCAAACTGCTCCGCATCCACCTGCAGCCCCACAATCGCCGTGTTCGGGTAGCACTGTTTCACATCGATGATTTCGGTGTATGACGACCAGAGCGTCTTATTCTGCAGCTGGTCCGGGGTGCTGTCCGCTGTCTCCCGGACCATCCGGATGTTAAAAGGACGGGGAGGCAGATTATCCAGAATCACCGACGCCAGAAACTGCGAGGTGGTCTTGCCGTTAATGGTGACATCCTTTTCCGTCACCCAGTTACCGTTACGCTGCAACTGAATCAGCAGGCGGACAGATGACGGATTACGGTCACCCTGTGAGGTGGTCTCCAACAGTGACTGCACCCCGAAGGTGACCCGCAGGCGGTCAATGTTCGCGGACGTAATGGTGCGCGTCACCGGCTTTGCCTTCGTCACTTCCACGCCCAGTGCGGTTTCAGACCCGGAGGACTCAAAACCTTCAGGCGGTGTCTGCTCCTGCTCCCCGGCGCGCCAGACCGCTGTCACACCATGTATCACAGGATTACCGTCCGTGTCCGTCAGCGGGGTTTTGTTCACCAGGATACTCTGCAGCCCCTTCACCGGACCTTCAATCGGCCCTTCACCAATGGCATCAATCACGCTCATCATCTGCGTGGACTTAAGATTGTCCTTTGCCTCTACCGGCGTGTGCGCCTTGCCGCCACCTTTACCCACTCGGTCCCCCTCTCCTGTCTGATGTCTGAATCTGTTTATGCCCCAAAAACGACAGGCACCCCGGAGGGTGCCTGTGTCATGACGGAATAAAATTTCTGAATTTCTTCACATTTTCTGTACGCCCCCGTGGCAGATATCATTCCCGGGCGTTACAGTTTTTTCGGGCCAATAAAAACAAAACCCCCTGTGGTTAATCTTCATTTTCTGTTCCCGCAGCCTTCGGTCACTGCGGGATTTTTTCGCTTTTATGCCTGCCGCCCGATAACCACCACCTTCCCGTCACCGCCTTCATCACGGGTACTGATGTCCTGGGAGATTCGCCGTGAGCCAACCAGCATTTCACCGTAAGGCACCGGCATCGGGTTCCCCTGAGCAATCATGTTGTCCAGTGAGGAAAAATACGTGTTCTGTCTGCCGTTATCCGTTGCGCGGTAATCCGGTGTTTTTGCCTTCGGGGCCAGCATCTGGGCCACACCACCCAGAATCATGCTGGCCCCCAGTGAAAACAGCATCGTGGTGGCAGAAAAACCACCGGCTGCCAGGGCTGAACCCCATAACGCCATTGATGCCCCGGCCGTGAAGAACGACCCCACGATGGCTGCCGCCCCCAGCACAATCTGCAGTCCACCCTTTCCGGCCCCGGCCAGTCGCGGCACAATGTGGATGACCGTTCCCTCACCCAGCTGTTCGTGAAGACGGGCGTACACCGCCTCCGGTGCCGTGTCCTCACCGCGAATACGTATCTGGTACCAGCCTTCGTTCATCTGACGGCGGAATCCCGGCATCTGCATCGACAGGGCACGGATGGCTTCCGCTGCCGTGTTCACATACAGGCTGAGGCGGCGGCCAAATCGTTGTAAATCCCCGTGAAGGCAGATACGTGCCAGTGGCGGTGACGCCAGGCTGAATGCGTTCGTCGTTGCCATTTTTCGGAATACCTCTCCCGTTTACTCAGTTGTTCAGGCAGATGGTGAAGCAGCTCACCGTTGCCGCAGTATATGGCGGCATGATTGGCCACCGATGCGCCAAAGCAGCACAGCAGGATATCGCCAGGCTGTGCGGAAGGCAGGGAAATCCTGTAAAAACCAGTCGCCTCCATATTGTCCAGGTACAGGTTCTGACCGTTGCGCCACCAGTCATCCTCACGCTCAAAATCCGGCATATCAATTCCCGCCAGATGGTAGGCATCCCGGAACAGCGTGTAACAGTCCGTCACCCCGTGCTCAAAGCGCCGTCCTGTCAGATGTGGCACACAGCGGAATTTATGAATTTTCCCCCCGGCAGACCAGCCACCAGGACAGTGCACTTTTTATCTGCAGCCGCCGGTCGGCCTCGCTCAGCCAGGGCAGACCACCGGGATGACTGTGGACCAGTGCCACAATCTCCCCCTGCATCTCTGCCCGCAGCCAGTCTTCCGGTGCAATACGAAAATACGCCTCCGGCTCTGCAGAGATATTCACACAAGGGATATACCGCTCCCCCTCCGGCGTTCTCACCACGAAGCCGCACGACTCCGCAGGCACACACCGCCGGGCATGCGCCAGAATCGCTGATTCTGTCTGTGTCATTGGATTTACTGCGAAAGTTTGTTAATGGAAAGGAAACCGCCAAAATTAGCCACCATGCCGCGCATCTCACACCCGCGCATGCACTTGCTGCATCTGTCCTTACGGATATCGGTGGTGGGTTTATCGAACTCATCCG